GGTCGCCGCCGCCAAGAGCGCCGCCGCCAACGGCATCACGATCTCGGAGTTCGGCGAGTTGTCGGTGGCCCTGCTCCGAGTGGCGATCGAGGCGGCCGACGCCATCCCCGTCGACGGTGCCGAGCGCAAGACGTTTGTCCTTAACGCCATCGGCTTGCTGTTCGACGAGCTCGCCGACCGAGCCATCCCGGCCCTCGCCTGGCCGATCTGGATCATCATTCGCCCGGCCGCCCGGCAGTTGCTGCTCCTCGTCGCCTCCGGTGCCATCGAGTCCCTGTTGCCCCTCGTTCGCAAGGCCCACGCCACATGATCTACATCACCCTCCTCGGGGCCGCCGCCGCCCTGGTGTTCGCCCCGCGCCTCATGCCGAAGGCCACCCCGGCCCTGGGGCCCGTGCCGGCCCCGCCGCCGCACCTGACGCCGACCTATCAGTCGGCGATTGCCGACCTCGCCCACGTCCGCCTCCGCCTGCTCCAGACGGATCACCTCGCCGAGCCGGAGCGGAAGGCCATCGACACCCTGACGCTCGCCCTGGTGGCGGGGAGCGACAAATGACCGACCGAGTCCGCTACACGCTGGCGGCGGCCCTGGTCCTCGGCTGCCTCGTGGCCGCCCTGCTTGACATACGTCAACCCACGCCGGCCCCGCAGCCAGAGGGCGGCCTCGTGTTGCGTGGCAAGTTCATCGGCCCGACGGCAGCGGCCGACGCCGCCACGCTGTCGGCGTTCGCCGACGAGCTCGCCCACCAGATCGAGTGGGACGCCAGCCAAGGCGAGCCGTTTTTCAAGACGGCTCTCGCCTATGACGACCTGCGGACCCGCGCCCGTCAACTCCGCTGCCGGGGCGAGTCGATCGGCGACCGTCAGCCGAAGGTCAGAGACGCCGTCGAGGCATACCTCACCGCCGCCGTGGGCACCAGCGGCGGCCCGGTGACGGCGGAGCAACGCTCGGCATGGGTGGCGGCCTACCGCGAGATCGGGAGGGCGGCGGCCGATGCTGCGCGATGACATCCACCCGGTCCGGTTCATCCTGGCCGCAATCCTCCTAGCCCTCGCCGTCTACACCGCCATCTCGCGGCGGTGGACGCCGACGGTCGGTCAGTACGGCTACAACCCAGACCCCAAGGGGACGGCGGAGTTTCTCCGCGAGCTCGAACACCCGACGTTTTCCGAGGCCGGGCCCGAGGCCGTGGCCAAGGCCAAAGGCGTCGACACGTTTCTCTACCGCCACGTCGACCGCTCGCACCGCAGCCGCTACGGCTCGCCGTGGGTTTGCTGGAACCAAGGATCGGCCGGGACATGCGTGGCGTTTGCGTTTGGCCTAGCGGCCTATACGGGGCAATGCGTCGACTGGTCCCTTGGCAAGTTGCCGGTCGCCCCGCTCGAAGTGGCGACGGAGCCGATCTACGGCGGCTCGCGGACGGCCGGCAGGCAGCCTCCGATCGAAGTCAACTACGGCGGCGACGGATCGTATGGGGCGGCTGCGGCGAGGTGGGTGGCCGGCAAGACGGCCAGAGGCGTCGGCGGGATCTTGTGGCGTGAGAAGTACGGCAGCCACGATCTGACCAAGTATTCAATCCCGCTCTCCCGCGAGTGGGGAAAGTTCGGCGTGCCGGCCGACCTGACGGCGATCGCCGGCAAGAACCGCGCCCTGGCCGTGGCCCAGGTCAATACATGGGACGAGCTCTGCGCCGCCGTCGAGTCGGGCTATAGCGTGGTGCTGTGCTCGACGGTCGGCTACGGCGGACGCTCGTCGAGGGACGCCGACGGCTTCCTCTCACGCGGGTCGTCTTGGGCTCACGCCATGCTCGTATGGGCGGTGCGCCACCAAAAGAACGGCAGCCCCCGCGACGGCGGGCTCATCCAAAATTCGTGGTCGGCCTCGTGGCTCGGCGGCCCCAAGTGGCCAGCCGACCAGCCCGACGGGAGCTTCTGGGCCTCGCGCCCCGACATCGAGGCCGCCCTCGCCCAAGGCGATTCGTTCGCCGTGGGCGGCATCTCATTCGCCTACCGTGACCTCGACCACGGCGACTGGCTCGCCCCATTCCCCAACGAAGACGCCAAATGATTACGCTCACCCCACGCCAACTGTTTCTCGCCTGTGCCCTCTGCCTGGCCGCCGGCTGGTGGCTGTCGTCCTCGCCGAGCTCGCCGGTCAACCCGACGCCACCGGCCAACGACCGCCCGGTCCTCCGGTTCATCGCCAAGGCGGCGAAAAACTTCCTGTGGATCGCCCTCCTAGCCGAGCCCGCCCCCAAGCCCGAGCGGCAGATGGTACAGACGCAGATCGGCGACGACGGTCATCCGATCATCGACCACGGCCGGAGCCTCTAGCGATGTGGGAATGGTTGCTCTACGTCTTGGCCTCGGCATCGGCGGAGCCCAACGCCCTCGGCGTCGAGGCTCCCCGCGCGGCTGCCGCCGTGGCGGCGGCCCGAGCGTCCATGACGCCCGACGCCCCCGGCCCGACGCCCCCGGCCCCGGCCTGCGTCTGCGGCGGGACATGTCGAAACGGCATGTGGAAACCGGACGGCCGCATCGAGCAACCATGCCCCTGCCCTCGGTCGTGCAAGTGCAAATGCCCTGATGGGCGGTGCGGCGTGCCGGGAGCATCGCCCGCGACTGCTTCACCGGCCAGGCCGATCGGCGGGAGGTGACGGTGGGCGATGCTCTCGACACGCTGACGCTGCCGGAAATGTTCTCGCACGTCCGCGAGGCCATCGGGCCGCCGGCCACGACGCTCTCGCATACGGCCGACATCCTCATCGAAGAGACATGCCGGGTCTGGCCGGAGCGGACCATGGCCGACCTGGCCCGCCGGCTCGACAGCGAGGAGGCCGGCGGCAAGGTGCTCGACGCCATCTCCGTCATCACGGCCGCCGTCCGCGAGCGGGTCGAGGCCCGCTACGGCTGCGATGCCAGCGACAAGGCGGCCATCGACCTCCTCCTCCGGGCGGTCGTGATCGAGGTGGCGAACCTTTGGTTCACCGGCGTCGAGGCGAGGATCGCCATGAGACGGATCATGTTTGTCATCCGCAGCCAGCCTAGAGGTTGACCGAGAGGACGAGGTCAATCACGTCATGCACCGCCCGCGCGAGGCGTGAGTCGGTGCCGAGCTCCTGGCCAAGGCGAATGAACAGGAGCGCCCGAATCCATGCGTCAATAGTCTTGGGCATCCTTGCCTCCGTTGTCAGGTGACAACTCGACTATCGACGCTTGTCAGGTGACAACTTGAGAGCGTCCGCCCGGCGGACGAAAAGCAGGCCGTCGATGACGACCGACGCCACCTTGCCCTCCTCGGCAAGCCGCCGCATCCACTGCCGCGACACGCCGGCCAGTTCGGCCGCGTGGGTGCAGGTGACGTAGTCCTCGGTTTCGATCCGCATGGCTGCCGATTGTCGGGCGGCGTCCGCGGGCCGGCAACCTCGGGCGGTTTGTGCCGGCGGTGCCGATTGTCGGTCGCAGGATTCGGCGTTCGTTCGGGACCGGGGGCAGGATGGCGAACGTGGTCAGCCTACGCCGACTGTGCCGGCGGCTCCGGCCGGAAGATGCGGGGCAGGCTCTCCCATGGCTTCGGGCGTTTGCTCTCGACGACGCGGGGATCGTAATAGGATCTCCGAGTGATGCGATCGGACGAATGCCCGAGGAAAGCCGTAGCGTCGAGGCCGGCGGCGGCCAGATGCGATGCCGTGCTCCTACGCAAAGCATGGAATTGCACGTCGCGGCCATCGCCGAGACCGGCGCGTCGGGTGATGACCTTCCACCGTTTGCGTAGGGCTGTGTCGCTGGCGATCCACCAGAACACCGTCGGCCCCTCGTGGCGGCTGACGGCATCGACGAGGTCGCACGCTTCGGGGCTCAACTCGTAGACGCGCTCTTGCCGGCGGCCCTTGCGGACGCTGGCCGGCACGATGAGCACGGGCCGCTGCCAGCATGACCGCGGCGTGGACAGGATGGCGTGGATCCGCTCGCCGGTCTCTAGGCCAACGGCCACCAAGGCTCGAAAGAACGTGGCCGCCGGCACCGGACCGACCCAGCCGCTCGCCTGGCCGGCGGAGGCCGCGAGGCTGGCGAGCTCGTCGGCGGTGAACGCGCGGGGCACGCCTTGCGGGACGAGCTCGGGGGCGACCGTCGGCCGGAGGCGGACGAGGCCACGGCCTTGGGCGAGGTTCCAGAGCGCGAGGATGCCGGAGCGTTCGCGGGCCACGCTGTTCGGCGATTTCTTCTCGGCCATCTTGGTAAGCCACTGGCTGACGACCAGGTCGTCGAGGTCGTCGAGCAACGCCGGCCGCCCGAGGAAGCGCGAGAACTGCGTGATGGCGTGACGCAAGAGGCGGACGCTCTCGGGCGATCGGCCGCGCAAACGGAGTGGGACGTAAACGGTTTCGAGAAACGTGGTGAGTGTCATGACGTGATCCTCCGCTCTGGGTATAGGTCACGCTTCCTTGCGGGGCCGTCCCTTCTAGGGATGGGTTGCGGTTGCAACGGCGGTGCCGGTTAGCCGGGACACCGTTGGGCCGTGGTGGGTGCGGTCCTGCCCCCGCCACTTTCAAAGGTTGTATTCCCCTCGGGGATGCAACCCTCGGCCGATGGAACGATACGGCCCGGCCTACCCCTCCGGGCAACAATGGGCAGGGAGGCCGGATATGGCGACGGTCGGGAAGGAAAGACACCCTGGCGGGCGGCCTCCCGTCTACGCCCTTTGCGACTTTGGCGAGCGCGTCAAGGCGCGGCTCGATCGAAAAGGCTGGTCACGCAACACGCTCTCGGAGCGGACCGGCATCAACGCCTCTACCCTTTGGCGGTGGATGGTCGGGCTAGCCTCGCCGCCGCTCGACAAGGTTGTCGAGATTGCTGGCAAGTTGGGTTGTGAAGTCTCCGACCTGACTCCCAAAAAACCCCGCTAAAAGCGGTTGTTTTGCACGTCAAATAACTGGCGTTGACGAGTTATTTGATTTATGCAATCTTGCCACCCGTGACGTTCACCGTCACCGCCGAAGCCACGGGAGGCCCGTGGCGGCGAACCCATGACGCAGGGATTGCGAACATGGCAACGGGCCGCGGAGCGACCGGCGTCAAAGCTCAAGGAGGAGCCGATGAACGTATCGAAGCCTTGGCG